TTGCTGCCCAAATCTCTTTGGCTTGCTCGCCAATCTTACCATCTACTGGGCATGGTGTACCTGCATTCATCATTGCGGAGAATACACGTTCGTCTTGGCACATGATAGCAACTGCTGCTACTTTCATGCCCATATCATAAACACCACGAGCGAGTTTTAGTCGTTCGCAGTTTTTATCTGTCATAGTACCACCCATGGAGATACCGAGGATTTGAGTTTGAACTGCGCCTGATGCAGCAACTGCACAAACATCAGAATTGATGACTGTGATTGCTGGTGCCACTGCAGTTGGTGGTGGCGATTTTACTGTTGTGGTGCTTGTAGAAGTAGTTTCAGAGGTGCTTCTACTTGTCGAATCAGTTACGATTGGGTCTGCTGCCCATGTTGATGTAGTCATAACAAAAAGCACCGCTGCAAGAGCGATCTTCTTGTTCATTTGGATTACCTTAAATTATAGTGTTATTGGGAGCCATAACCAAAGTGCTTGAGACATTAATAGTGCCCCAAGTAGTCCAACACCGATACTAGCATTATACATTCTGTTGTTCACTGCTAAAATAGAAGCAGTTAGTAAGACGATAGCAATTTGTAACAAACTGCCAGCGTATGTAAAGAACGGACTACGTGATTTTGCTACTGCACGATCTTCTTCCAGCTTACGTGCTTTAGCCATCAACTCTTTTTTACCCTCACCTGTAGCTGGATCAGATTCATATCGATCAATTTTCTTCTGTAAGAACTCTGACTTCTTAGTATCATTACGGAATTTTGCATCATCTAAAGACTGTTCAGCCAATGTCTGTTTAATAGACTTGGCTTGATAAAATGCCCATGTATTGTTGGCTTCAATAGTATTGTTAAGGATCTTGCTAGAATTAGATCCACCGATTAATGTATTAATTGCCAATAGTGCTGCTAGTACACAGATAACTAGACCAGCTTTATCCTTGATTTTTGCTTCACGCTCAGAACGTGATAATGGTTTTGCTTCTTCTGCCATTTTTCTTCCTTTTTACTACCTACCCATTCTATTTAGGGTTTTTAGATTGCAGTTCATCAACTTCTTTTTCTATACTTTTAGCTCGTTCTTCTTCAGTCGTAGGAGTAATCCTTCTTCCTGCAGAGTCATACTCAATAGTCTTAGTTGAGACTCCTGGAGCAGTATCTCTGTTCGGTTTCAGAAATTCTCTTATGTTTGTCATAAAGTGATTTGCTTTAGGGGTTGCGTATGTATTCGGAAGAATATTAAATAACTCTGGCTCCCAATCTTTCGTATGAGCCTGTTCTGTCACAGCAAGATCTTCCTCAGAAGATTCTTCATATGGTTTTCTTCGATCATATAGATCAGTCGACACAATCGCATCAGAAACGACCTCAGTATTATCTTCTAAGTTAATAGAATGATGTTGAGGTTCAGGAATAAATTCTTGCGGTTGTGGAACAAAGTCATTAATAGAAGGGTGTTTCTCTTCTGGAAGTTCACCTGCATCAATTAAGTCTCTTTTCTTACTATTAATGACATTCCAGTTAGCAGCAATCAACATTAGAACAGCAAGTGGGTCGAATACCACAACAATCAGCATTGTGACAATACGAACTGCTTTCTCTAAAACATTAGCGTCTGGATTGTCACCATACAATACTGCTGCGATGTATTTTATTGGACCGACTTCTGCTTCGACTTTGCGGACCTCGCTGGCGATTGGCGCACGTTCTTCGTTGAGGCTGGCGATCTTGGCTTGCGCTGCACCGATTTCTTTGAGGATGCGCTCTCTGTCTTTTTGCTGGGCTCTGCGGATGGCGATACTTCTTTCGACTCCACTGGTGCCTGCACTGGCTCCACCACTGGTGTTGGGGCTGGTGTTGGTGTTGGCACTTCTGCTGATGGTTTCGTTGACCTGAAGATCAAGTTGATTAAGTTCTTTACGGCTTGCATCGATATTCTCCTTTTCGGTTTTAATTTTCTCGTCTATTAACGCTAACTTAGATTGCACGTCCCCTGTTGGTATTGCTTGATCCAAGTGTGCCTTAGACAAGAAACCAAAGATACCCATAGATGTAAGCATCATTAGAATTACTAATGATACGGTGAAGTATGCCTTCATAAGTTTTGGAATTTCTTTCCAATTCCTATAAAGCCATGATGCAACTACGAGTTTCGATGCTTCTAACAACGAACCCATAATGGCAATTGGTATCACTGCTGCAGCAAAGATTGCGCAAAGACCAGCGATGGCGTACCATGCTGCAACAGCTGAAAGAGATAGTGCTACTGCGAATAGTAGATATGTCATAACTTGTTTTTTATATGGGATCCGTGAACACGGACAGAAATTTGTCCATTGTAATAATCATCGGATTCCAATACTCTCCTAGCGAACTGCTCTCGTGCTTCCACGTATGAACATTCGGCTTTTGATTTACAGAAAAAAAGAATCTCTCTGGTAAAGTTATCCTTACCAAAGTTCTCTACATCTTTATTTAGTTCGTCACTTGAGCCATAGTAATCCATCCAATCAGAGTCTACTTTAGACTTGATTTTCTTCCTCTTTTTAGTTCCGTTTTTTAACTTAACTACTTTGTAAGAAGTCTTTGAGAATTTAGCTAACTTTTTACCGATATACATACGACTGTTGGCTTTGTTCGTAATTAAATAAACAAAGCCAACACAGTCTTCAGGCAACTCTTCAACGATAATATTATTAAAAGTCCACATAGTGGACTATTTATTCTAACTCAACGAAGCCAACTTTTCTTCAAACTTTTTGATCTCGTCTTTGATCTGAAGTTTTTCTTTTTTAAGAACCCTTTCGATATACTCTGGCGCACCTTTCTTTAATCTAGAGTCAAGATCTTCATGCTGCTCTCTGAGATGAGAGATATGATGTTCTAGTTTCTGTCTAGTTAGCATTGGATTCTCCTTATTCTTCGTCTTCTACTTCTTCCTCTTCATAAATGTCTGCTGAACAAAGTGGACAGTAGACAATATCTTCATATTTAAAATCATCACCCTTTACTGTAACCTTACCTTCGGCTTCACAAGAAGCGCATTGAAAATGTTTAACTATCATGCTGCCTTTCCCCAAACATCGTTCCAAGAACCAGACAATGCACCTTTGGCATAGTCAGTCACTCGGTTCTCAAAGAAATTACCATGCACTGGTGCATTGATCATCTCTTCAACCCATGGCAGTGGATTCTTCTTAACTTTGTAAATACCCTTCATGCCTAAACTGATTAGTCTTCTGTCAGCAATGTAACGAATGTATTGCTTAACATCAGCTGCTGATAGGTCACGCATGTCCCCATTTGCATAACACAGGTCAATAAATTTATCTTCAAGTTCAACCATGCGTTCAGCGATTGTATATATCTTACTCTTTAGTTCATCATTCCAGATCTCTGGATTCTCTTTGATAAACTCTTTGAATAGACGAATCATATTCTCGGCATGCTGAGTTTCATCAACAATAGACCAAGTAACGATCTGTCCCATTCCCTTCATAATTCCATGGCGTGGGAAGTTCAGCAACATGATGAATGAAGAGAACAACTGCATCCCTTCAGTGAAAGCACTGAACACGGCGATGTGGGTTGCAGTTGAAGCGAGTGTTCCATTGGTACTGGAAAGTTCTGTGACATAGTCATGCTTGTCTTTCATCTCTTGATACTCAAGAAACTCATTGTAAGTCGCCTCAGGCATACCAACAGTTTCGATTAAGTGAGAGTATGCAGCAATGTGTAGTGCTTCACGTGCAGCGAAGCCCATTAACATCATTCTTATTTCTGGCTGAGGAAAATAAGGTAGATAATTATTGACGTAACCACCAGCAACATCAATATCACCTTGCGTAAAAAAGCGGAAGATATTCGTGAGAAATCGTTTTTCTTCATTTGTTAGTTTCTTTTTCCAATCTTTGACATCCTCAGCCATCGGCACTTCTGTGTGAAGCCAGTGTGACTGCTCGTGTTTCAACCATGCCTCATATGCCCATGGATAGTTGAATGGTTTGAAATATGTGCGCTCGTCCGTAAGTTTTTGTTTTGATTTTGCTATCATTCTTTTACCCTAAATTTATATGCTATGCTAATTCGTTGATTGGTACAATAAACAGATGGATCAAACGCCATGTGAGATAACTTTGAGTTAAATATAACTGCAGAGTTTGATCTCGGAAATACTGATAACATCACTCTGTTTGGATCTTGTGGTGATAAAATAATTAAGTGCCCACCATACTCTGGTTTCCAATTAGCCTGAAAGAAGTATACTACTGTACCACAAATTCCAGGTTCATCGGCTGGAACATCTTCATGGATATGTCCTGCCATACCATGTGATTGTCCATTGGCGTAGAGACGCATTGTCTCAATTTCTGTATTCAAATAATCTTCTACTCTAAATTTAAACAACTCTTTAATATAGTCAGACCCCATTAAGTCTTTATACCAGAATTGTCTAACTTTGTTTCCTTCAATTAAATTACTATTTGGACTGGCACCAAAAACCCATTGATAGTTCAATAGTTCTTTGTCAACATTATCATATTCTTCTTTATTGAAGAAAGAGTCCCACTGATTTATATTTTCTAACATTTTATGATTGTCTAGTTCTCTCGACTGGAAATTGACCATTTTCTAACATTATATTCCCAAAGAATACTAGTGTCAATCTTGAATTTTCTTGATCATCTCCAAACAATTTATTTTCTTTGTGCCACTGGTTACCATTGTACAAAAACAATCTATTATAAACATTACCAACATCAAGTACCTTAGTGAAGTTTGAATTATGTTTTTCTCTAGCAATTCGATACTCATTCATATCTACATCTTGTCCAGAATAAAGTTTATCTCTTAAGTCAAAATTCAATTCAGTATTATTATTTCTAGTATAAACTGATGTTCCTGCATCAACAGGTGCGTGTGGATTTAAATATACAACCCCAGCAAAACTACAATCATAATCAGTATGAACCCAACCTTCTTCATACTTAGAAAAACTCAATTGAAATCCTGATTCTATATCAAATTTAACTCTGTCTCGTTTCAAATCAAAAAATATTGATAATAATTTTTGAGTGAAGAAATCATAAAAGGCTGGAGATATTTCTGTTAAAGGTTTTGTTCTAATGCCAGGATGTAATCTCACAACATTAAAATCTTGCTGCAAAGCAAATTGTCTAACAGAATGTGGGTTTTCAAAGAAATTATCTAATATAGTAACAGGAAACATATTATCCCTCACATGCTAAACAATCGTTACCTTCTGTTAGTGCATGTAGATCAATCTCTTTAATCACTTCTCGTTCGATCTTCTTGGCAACTTTATCTGCCTTAGCGATCTTATCAGAACGGCAATAATACATAGTTTTCAATCCCTGCTTCCATGCTTGGAAGTGGACTGCGTGGATATACTTAATGTGGCTGTCTGGTCGGAAAAATACATTCAGCGATTGTGCTTGGTCAATATATTCTTGTCTGTCGGACGCATGCTGAACGACCCAACGCTGGTCAATTTCCATAGATGTTTTGAAAACATCTTTTGACCATTCGTCCATCCAATCGAGGTGCTGAACGCTACCATCATTCGCAATAATCGAACGCCATATTTCTTGGTATTCATCTTCGCCCTTCGGTGTCAATGGTGCACCTGAAGGTGCCAAGTATGTCATAATAACTTTATCAAGATAACGATTCTTATTTAAGTGAGAACCTGATAGAGTGTCTTGGCGATAAGCGTTAGCCCTATAAGGTTCAATACTAGGAGAGGTATTGCCCATAAGAATGGAAGAACTAGCATTGGGAGCAATTGCCATGAGATGGCTGAAACGATTACCAGTGCCTTCAGCATCAGGAGCCTCACCTCTTTCCATTCCAAGTCTCTTATTCGCCTCATCTAATTTCTCTCTTATTGATTTAAAGATGGTTTTGTTTCTTCCGACTGCGAGTGGCGATTCCCATGGGATGTTGTTTCGTTGTAGATAAGCATGCCAACCCAAAGCACCGATGCCAATGCTGCGCTCACGTGCGGCAGAATACCTTGCACGCTCAATGGTGGAAGGAGCATTAGAAATAAAATACTGAAGTACATTGTCAAGCATTTCAGCAACATCACGAAGAAAATCAGGATGGTCTTTCCAGTCATCATAGTACTCCAAGTTTAACGAAGACAAACAACATACAGCAGTGCGCTTCTCATCTGTTGGTAGAATAATTTCTGAACAAAGATTGGATTGGTTGATGCGCAATCCTTTATCTTTCAACCATTGTGGCATATGTTTATTGCTGGTGTCAATGAAGTGTAGGTATGGTTCACCAGTCATCATACGCATCTCAAGAATGCGCTGCCATAGTTCTTTGGCTGATACAGTTTCACGGACTTCTTTTGAAGCAGGATCAACTAGATTCCAAGAGTCGTCAAAGTTTGGATCAATCATTGATTGCTCAATGATCTGCATAAATGAGTCGGGGATATTAATGCCATGGTGCATATTCAGACAACGCATATTCTGGTCGCCTGTTGGCTTTCTCATTTCGAGGAAGTTGATAATGTCTGGATGAGAGATATCAAGATAAGCTGCATACGAACCACGACGTGTTCTACCTTGGCGATATGCCAATGAACTAGCGTCATACATCTTGAGGTGTGGCATAACCCCAGTACTCTTGTCGTCAGCAGAACGAATACCAAAGCCAATACCAACACCACCGCCCAGCATGCTAAGCCAATTAGTTTCAGATAAGTTGTCAACTAGTCCCTCTGCTGTGTCTTCAATAAAGTTAAGAAAGCATGAAATGGGTAGCCCACGACGAGAACGACCAAAAGAAAGAATTGGAGTAGAATAACTGAGCCAATGATTGCTGGCGTAATTATACAAACGCTGAGCATGGTCTGGATTGCTCCCGAAAACACTTGATACATAAGCAAATCTTTCTTGAGGACTAACCTCATCGTCCTTCATGTAACTTTCTTTTAATCTCAACTTACCTAATTCATCAAACAGTTTATCTTTATTATAGTCTACCTTTATGCCATGCACAATGTCGTTCATACTTGCCCCGATGTTATTGTTTTGTTAATTCTTTTGCCAAAGGAAATACTTCGGCAATAATCTTTGCACACTCACGTGCGACTTCTTGATGTTCCTTTTGTGTACCATTTGCAGAGCGCAATTCAATAAAGTGAATCCAGCTACGCAATGTACCATTCATATAAAGACGAGAGACAGTCAGTCCTTCTGGTAGTACTGCTCTTGCTTGCTCTTTAGCGATGCCATGGGCGATTGCCCATTCATAAGCATTCTGCGCTTCAGCAATTACTCGCTTCTGTCTTTCTTCCCACCATGCCTGAAGTGCCAAGTTATCAGTCTCAATACTATTTTGACGATTCTTCGTATCTTGGAGTCGGGCTTCCCTAAGAACGAAAGATAAGTCTTTTGTTGGATCAGCATATCGCTGACTGAATTCTTGGAACGAAAAAGAACGATGGCGAAGGATCTGGCGAGCAATGTCTCGAGTAGTTTCAATTTCTAAACATGCACTAACCATCTCTAAAGGTGACCAGTGTTGATGTTTAATTAAATACTTAATTAACTTCTCTGATGTCTCTGTGTTGAACTGGTTGCTTGGATTGGACACACGTGCACAGAACGCAACTAACTCCTGTACATCCATCAAACCTTCACCATACATTTCGGTAGAGGGTTTGCTATAACTAATCATTCTTACTTTCATATTTTCTTCCATGTACTAAATCTAAGTGTCGCCTCAATTCCTGAAAAGGTATTTGTATTTATCGTTTCTACGATTTCGTCAATCGTCATTCCGCTATGCAAAACCAATTCATTGATATCTTTTTGTGTAATATGTTCTGGTAACATACATACAGTATATCCTGCTTTGATATTTTTGTCAAGAAGTTTCACAATATCTTTACTTCTTGGTTCATTATCCATTATAATCGTTGCATTAGCCAACAACTGCCGAATAGTAGGGGTATCAAAACTTGCTCCTGAAACAGCAATTGCATTCGGGAGGAAAAGAGAATCAATTGGTCCTTCAACCACATAAATGCGTCTTCCATAATCAACAGTATCAAGTCCATAAATTTTCTCCTGTGTCTCATCTACCTTGATGGTATAATACTTAGGTTCTTCTTTGCCATACGCTCTTGCTTGAAATGCGAAACATTTACCTGCTGGTGTAAAGAATGGGATGATCATCCTTGGATGTTCGTCTTGAATCGGCTCTTGGAATTTGGCAGTCACTGAATTGGTGAATGCTTTAAACTTCGGAGCAAAATATAAACGACTCCATTTATCCTTTGGAATCTTTCTATCAATAACATACTTGACTGCTGGGTGAGTCAATGGTAGTTTATCAATACGAGACAAACCAGAGAGGATATCATCCTCAAGCAATTCTTCTTTGGGAGTTTCTACGATAACATTGGTGTCAGCAATGTCTTTGTGGTCATTGTATCTTGTTGCGCCACTCTTGTAGCGTTCAAGAACATACTCATCATATAGTTTAGAATCGACATACTTTATTAAGTTGCCGAGATTAGTTCCATAACCACAGTTGTGGCATTTAACGAACAAGTCTGCCTTTGCACGATAGATGTATCCACGTGCTTTCAGTTTATTCTTTGCACTATCCCCACACACTGGACATGAGAAGTTCCAAGTGTAATCTTTGGTTTGTTTGAAGTTCCTTAGACGACTGCCAAGGATCTGGGCGTATTTTGCATCAATGTATAGCATAGGGTAATTATACCCCAGATACTATTGCAAAGCAA